TCTTGATTAAAGGAGGTGATAGCATGTATCCCAATGTAGGATATGTTTACAATATTAAAATTTTAGATAATTGCAAAAATAAAAATCTCAAAGAAAAGAGTCACATCGAAAAAGCAAAAGTCGTTAAAATCGGCAACATTCACGGCTTCGTATATGCACATGTGGAGACAGAGAAAGGGGAAAGGATAGAATACATACCAGTTTCAAAATACGCAGTTTGGGAATTAGTCAGTTAAAGGAAAATAAAGGGAGTGAGTACCGGGATAACCGGGAAAACTCCCTTTTTTGTTTTTGTTTTTCCTTTTCTTTTAATCCCTTTTCCTTTTAAACTCTTTTCTAAACTTTTCTCTTCTTTTTTTATGCTGTTTTCGTAAAATCTTATCAATCTCTTTACCATTTTTTCGCAATTTTCTTTTGTCTGTTTTCTCTTCTTTCCTCTTTTCTTGAGTTGTGTTTTCACAAAGATTAAGGATTAAGAAAATAAGATGTTTACTCGCTTTTTGAGTTTTCGGAAGATTGAAATTAAGAGAGGAGAAAGAAGGGAGAGGGAGAGAAATAAGTATTTTCCTTGTGCCGAGACCTATAAACTTTTTTGAAGGAGAAAATCACTGTGCTGTTTTAATATAGTAGGATATTACATTATTTTAAAACAATTGACATATAAAAACATATATGATAAAATTAAATTAAGCTTAATTTTAAAAAGGAGGTTGACGAAGATGAGAATTAAGAGTGTTAAGGGGATGGAGTTAGAAATAAGGATTGAAGGGACAAGAAGTAATCACAAAATTATCGGGAAATTTAGAGTAGAAGGAAAAGAAATAGAGGCTGAATTGGATTTACAAGATTGGAGAACAAGCACAAGAAATAAAACACAATATCCTGGCTTATACTATTCAGCTAAGCAAGCTTATATACAGATTAGCGAACAAGATTATCAAGCTATAAAAGATGAAATAAGTAGATTACCCGAAGGCCAAAAATTATAAGACTAGTAAAAACTACAAGAGATATAGATGGATATGTAGTAGAAGATGTAATAGTAGTTAAAGAAAACATAGGTGGAGTAATAGACAAGAATGGAAGTTGGGTTAATGAAGAAACAATAAAAGCAGTAATATTAGCAGAAGGTATTGAGGAAATAAATTTAGATAAATTTTTAGAAATATACAACACAAAATACGCTGACAAAGAAAAAGAATATTGGAATAAAGTAAAAGAAGAACTTAGAAGACAGTATTACAATGACGCTATGGAAGTAGGAAAAGATGAAGCAATACAAAATGTTTTTGAAACATTAGAGGAAAAAGGAGAAAACGAGGACCAATAAGGTCCCCTATAAATTAAGAAAATATGGGAAAGGAGGTGAAAGAGGGCGTTTCAATCCCTTAAATGAAGCAGGCAGGGAAAATTTCCCTGCCTTTTTTGTTTTGTTTACACTTCTCCCTTTCATTACTCTTTTCCAAACTCTTTTCCAACCGTGGGTTTTCCTCTATTTTTCTACCAGTTTTCCAACCCTCATTTTCCACCCGCACTTTTCCACCGCTATTTTTCTACCGCTAAGTTTTCCACCGCTTGACTTTTCTAATTGGAGCTATCTTTTAGGGGTTTTGAAGCTATCTTTTTAGAAAAAAGAAATATATAAAAGGTATAAAATAGAATGGAATAAAGATAAAATCTAACGTTGATGATATAGTTGACTTATAAAAATAAAAGTGATAGTATTAAGTTAAGCTTGAGCGATAAAGGCTTAAGCTAAATTAAGAGTAAAGGGGCGTGATAATATGATGTTAAACATTAATCAGTTGAATGATTTATTGGATTTTCTTAGTAATGTTGATAACATAGCGGTTTATTGGGATCTATCAGAGAGTGGAAAAGTCTACAACACTAAAGACAAAAAATTTAAGAGATTTATTAGAAGATTGGTAAAAGATATATACAATGGAAGTGGTAGAATATTTGTAAAAATTTATGAAAAATCTGCAGTTTTAGAAGTAGAGCATGATTATGGTCTTTTTTACGAGTTCCATAAATTTAGGTTTTTCAAAGCTTAAAAAGGGGGTGGTAGAATGAAAAATAAAATAGAATTCATTTTAAGAGATATAACAGAGCACATGTGGTATGATGGTGAATATGATGTCTATCATTATGATTTTGTCCTTCCTTGTGGTGAAGTTGGGAGTATGTACGATCCAAGGCATAATGGTATGTGGGAAGTTATTTCAATAAACCCTTGTCAAACCTGCATTAAGAAAAAATGTAGGGGGTTTGAGGATAAAGAAATAATCGAGGCTTATTATGAGTTTCTAATACAAAGGGAATGTCAAAGCCGGGGAACTTAGCCCCGGCTTTTTTGTTTTATACCACTTTTTAAATCCACTTTTCTAACCACCGCCATTTTTCAATCAAGGCTTTTCCATTATCCACTTTTCCATTATCAAGTTTTCCAATCAAGACTTTTGCATCTTGGAGTTTTCCATTTGTGAGTTTTCCACACAATTAATTACAACAGTGGAATTGTCTTTATTTGAGCACTATTGGAGTAAAAAATAAAAAATAATATGTATAAATAAGGTAAAAGGAAAATAAGCGAGGATATAAAAAAAATCTTACTTAGAGTGAACAATTGACATACAAAAACATATATGATAAAATGAAGCTAAGCTTAGCGATGAGCTAAGTCAAAATTTTAAAAAGGGGGTTGATAGTATGAAAATTAAGAAAGAGGATATTACAAAGGAATTGATTTGGAAAATGGGAGATGTTAGAAATATTCCGCTTGGATGGAAAAGAATTGTATATTACAATGTAGCAACACAAGAGCTAAGATCCTATTTAGCACCTGCTGAGGAGTGGTGGGAAGACCAAGAGGATATTTTTATTGAAAGTTTCGCATCACCGGGCGAGTTCTGGGCGGGCTGTCCGGTGAGCGATGCCGAGGCAGGAATAACAGAGGATATGAGCGAGGATGAGGCATTAGACATAATAACAAATATCTACGAGGAAATATGGTTCGATGAGTTCGAATTTCCTGAAGAGTTATTAAAATAAGGGGGTGGTAGTATGAAAAAAATAATTGTATGGAATGTAGAAAAAAAGAAAATAGAATACTTATCCCAAAAAGAGAAAGAAATAATTGAAAAAATTCCCTTATGGGAAAAGTATTATCTTATCCTTGGTGAGGAGGTGGTACAATGAGAGTTAGAAAAGTATACATTATAGTAGTTCCAAGTTTAAATCTTGATTTTGTTGCATATAATAGAAACCAATTAGAAAAAATTAAAAAACAATTAGAGCACGAAAATTTACGTTTCTATGTCCAAGACAAAATATATCAATAGAGGAGGTGTTCAAAATGATTAATGTTCTCTATATCCCTATTGCAGAGACTGATGAAGGCACTATTACAGACAATTGGTTCACGGCATACTCTATAAAAGCATTGTTCCAATATTTATGGAATCTTGGTAATGAAGGCTCTTATTTTAATAAGTTTTATGTTTATACTATATTCTCAGAGGAGGAGGTGGAAAGAATGAATCTCATTTGGGAAAGAGAAAAGACAATAGGCAATAAAAAAATTGTATATTCTCTTTATTACGATGGCAAACAGTATATTATTCATTACTGGTTAGATCAATACAATCATTTTGCTATGTATGCTTTTCAAAAAAACAAGTACCCAGTACTGTTGCTCTCGGTTTTAGATATATATATAAAACTTGGTTCTAAGACCTCTCCGGAGCGCCGGCCAAACGCCGGCGCTTTTTGTTTTTATTCAATCTTTTTATCCAGTATCTCCAGAGCGTTCTTTTTTATCCTTATTTTTTTCTTTTTTTACTTTACAGGTATGGGATCCAAAAACAGAACCGAATGCACGCCCCCATCTCCCCTTCACGCCCACAATTTTCCCCAAAACTTTGAGGGGTTATTTTTTAAACTTGTTCTTAAGTTTATTTTTAAGAGAAGGAGGCAGGGAATATTCTTGTCCGTTAAGTATATCATCAATTATTTGTTTCTCATCGGGGGACAAGTCATCCGTTAATTGGCGAAAATATATCTCTTCCAAAAGATTTTCTTCAAAATCAGTTATTACGAGTTTTTCTTTTATTTTTTCTGTGAATTCAACTGTGTTAACCTTATTTATGTTATCTTTTTGGTATTTCTGCCACATTACGAGGGCGAAATATTTTATTGGTTTTTCGGCGGTTATATATGCTTTCTCGTAATAAGTTATCCAGAAGTAGTAATAGAATTCGTGTTTATTCTTTTTTACCCCGCAGAAGTTTTGGAGGAAATAATCTAAGCACTGAGTTGAGTTTTGTTTTAAATCTTCAACTACGAGCTCTATTATTTTCAACTCATTTTGTTTATTTCTTTCCCCGGCGAGGGTCTTAAGTAGCTCTAAATTATTCATTGTTTTCCTGTTGCTATTTTGGGACATATTCGCTTCGTTGTCAATATTTGGATACTTTCTATTATCTTTATATTTTCTCTATGAAATCTCTAAAAATCTATATTTGCTACTCTTATTAAATAGGAATGGAGAGTAAAAGATATACAAAGCAAGAGAAGGAAGCTTGGTTTCAATATTATTGGAGCTTGGGAGCGAGACGTAACTTCAAGCTTGTAGCAGAGTATTTTGGTGTTGGAATTTCTACTATTTCCCGTGTTGCGCACAAGGAGAATTGGGACAAGCGTGTCAAACAGCTTGAGGAAGAGTTAAAGAAAGAGATGCAGGAAGCCCTCAAAGAAGAGGCGAGGAAGAATATCAAGCGATACTTTGATGAGATTTTAAAGTTTCAAGAGATAATAGGTAAATCATTAGAAGAATTTATTAAAGAGAATGGAAGAATACCTATAAGAGGCTCACGAGACCTAAAGAACATAGCGGAGACATTTAAGACCATTTATGATATTGAGGTTTCGTTAGGTGAGGAGGCAAGGGACCCAATTACTGTTGTTATAGCTAAAGAGTTATTACCGAAAGCAAAGAAACTATTGGGGGGTAAAGATGGGGAAGAAGAACAAGAAGAAGAAAAAGAAGAAATAGGCGAGGAGGCTTCTGAGTGGGAGAACCTTCCATTACAATAGGAGACATTTTAAAGGCACCCTCTAAAGAGAAGGCACTATTTAAAGAAAAACCTAAAGAGAAGCCTAAGATTAATTTTATGGATTATGTTAATCCTTCTTACGTTCCCTTTTTTCAATCTAAGAAGAAGTTTGTTGTTTTATACGGGGGACGTGGGAGTGGTAAGTCATATGCTGTTGCTCAGAAGCTTGTTCTCCAGATGCTTCTTTACAAAAATAAAAAATTCTTTATTGCGAGAAAAACTCTTCCATCGTTAAAAAATACATGTATTGAGTTTCTTCTTTACTGGATGGACTTATTACAAATCAAATATGACTACAATAAGGCGGATTTATATATTACAACTTCTCCTGCGTTCGGCAATCATAAGATTTTGTTTAGGGCTCTTGATGATGTCAGAAAACTAAAATCGTTAACTGATGTGGATTATGTTTGGGTAGATGAAGTTGATGAGATTTCTATGCAGGATTTTTTAGATTTATCTATTGTTCTCAGAGGGAGAGAGCTTCCTCCCGGTGAGTTTAGGCAAATGATTATGACATTTAACCCCGGCTCCTACGCAAGGTGGCTAAAGGAACTATTCTTTGAAAATCCTCGTGGAGAGTTTAAGTCTAATACTGATATTTTCCAATACACGTATAAGGATAACAAATTTCTATCCGAAGCAGATAAGCAGTATCTTGAAAATTTAAAGTATATAGATGAATATCTTTATACCGTATACGCCCTTGGTAGATGGGGAACTCTAAGAAACAAAGTTTACAATAATTACGAAGTAAAAGAGTTTCCTATAAATTTAGAAAATTTTGATGAAGTTATTTCAGGAGTTGACTTTGGATTTAACTCTCCCTCTGCGTTTGTTCTTATAGGTGTGAAGGAGGACGAGCTTTATGTATTTGATGAGATATATGTAACGAGAGTTTTAAATTCTGTCTTAATCGGGTTAATTAAAGAAAAGCTTAATAAATATGAACTTCCTGATGTTCCTATTTATGCAGATACTGCTGAGCCAGACAGAATTCAAGAATTTAGAGATGCTGATTTATTAGTTTATCCAGCCAAGAAAGATATAATTGCTGGAATTAATACAGTAAAGACTTATAAGATTTATATTCATCCGCAGTGTGTGAATTTTATTAAAGAGATTGAGGAATACAAATACAAGGAAGATAGAAACGGTGAACCCATGGAGGAACCTGTTGGTGTTAATGACCATTTACTTGATGCCCTGAGATATGCCGTTTATACATCATCTCAGAAAAGTGCTCCAAGGATTTGGATATTATGAGGTGAGAGATGAGCTTTTGGAACAAGATGAAAGAAAATTTTATGGGTGTTAAGCAGACAGTAAGTATCTTTTTAGGTCTTACTCCGAGGAGATATCAATTGGAGTCTTTTTCAAGTATTGCGAGAGAAGGCTATCAGACTAATCCTTACGTATTTGCTGCAGTGGATATTATTGCTAAAAACGTAAGCACAATTAATCTAACAGTTATTGATAAGAAAAGAGGGAATATAGAAGTTAAAAAAGATGATTTAGTGAGACTACTAAATACTCCTAATCCAAATCAATCTTGGCCCTCTTTTGTTAAGCAAATAGTAGTTGATTTTTATCTTTCAGGAAACGTATTTGTATTGGCAACAGATACTAAGAAACCTGCAGCACTTTATATTTTGAGACCTGACAAGGTTCAAATAATAAGAGACGCTGATTTTTACTCTTTAACTCCCATTAAGGGATATAGGTATGGAAGTAAACAGTATTCTGTGAAAGAGGTTTTACATATAAAGAATTACAACCCATTAGATGACCTTTATGGACTTTCTCCTTTAACTGCGCTCTCTAAGTCAATTATTTTATCAAACCGAGCGAAAGATTGGAACATTAACCTAATTGAAAATAATGCAAGACCTTCAGGAGCGTTAATTAGCAGGGAGAGGCTTTCTGAAAAGCAGATTGCGTTCTTAAGACAGCAAATAAATGAGATTTATTCATCGCCTGAGAACGCAGGAAGGCCTCTAATTTTAGAAGGTGGTCTTGACTGGAAAGAGATGTCCTTGAGGCCATCAGACCTTAATTGGCAAGATGTAATTAATATAACTGCTAAAGAGATTGCAGTTGCTCTTGGTATCCCTGTTCAGATTTTCTTAAGAGACTCAGGAACTTCAAATGCAGGCTTCAGAAACGCACTTAAGAGCCTGTTTTATAACACAGTGTTTCCGTTTTGCGACTTATTAGTTGGAGAGTTGAATAGATGGCTTGTTCCTATGTTTAACCCTGATTACGAGATAACGTATGATAAAGATGATGTGCCAGCTCTTTCAGAGGATGCGGTTCAGGTTTGGGACCGTGTTATCCGTGCACGTCTTGCGGGAATACTAACTAAGAATGAGGCAAGAAGATTTTTAGACCAGCCTGACATGCCTGAGGATGATTTATACCAGCCTGCTAACGTATTAATCCAAGACATTATTAATTCAGGTTTAATAAACCCAAATACAATTAGACGAGAAGAAGGGGAGGAAGAGTAAATGGAGTTTAAAGAAATTAAATTTTCTGAAGTAGATGAGAGTGGAGTATTTGTAGGCAAGTTAACTGTATACGGCGAGAAGGATTCTTATAACGATATAGTAGAGAAAGGTGCGTTTACGAAAACTCTGAAGGAGAAGAGTAAGTTTCCACTCCTTTGGCAACATAACCGTGAAGAGGTAATAGGTGTAGCTTATCTATCTGAGAAGCCTGATTACGTAGAAGTTAAGGGCGAATTAAACTTAGAGATTCAGCGGGGAAAGGAAGCATACGCACTTCTCAAACAAGGAGCTCTTAATGGGCTTTCATACGGGTATGACGTCTTAGATTACGATATTAAAGGGAATACAAGATATTTAAAAGAAATCAAGCTATATGAAGTTTCTTTAGTTACGTTTCCCGCTTTGGAAAAAGCTAACGTAGTGGAGGTAAAGATGATTATAGATGATTGCTTAGATTTTCCAGTAGCAGATGATAATGCTTCATGGGATGAGGCAGTGGCAAGAAGAGATGCAGCAAAGTGGGCCTCCTCGGATGGCTCAGGAGACAAAGACAAGATAGACTGGAAGAAATATAGAAAGTTCTTTTTATATGTTGACCCAGATAACGATGAAAATATGGGAGGCTATAAATTCCCAGTAGTCAGATTAATTGATGGAAGACCACATATAATTCCTCGTGCTGTAATTTCCGCAAGAATATACGTAAACAAAGCCTCTATCTCAGAGACTGACAAAGAGCGATTAATTAGTGTTTTAAAGAGACTTTATCAAAAATTAGGCAGAGAATGGGGGGATGAGGGAAAGGAATACGCATATTTTGTAACTTATGAGTTTCTTGACAACATAAATTATCTTAAGAATGACCCATTAATTGGTGAGGTCTATAAAAAAGTTTCCTCGTATATGAAAAAAGATGATGAATTAATTCTCAAAGAAATTTTAAATGAAATAAGAAAATTTAAAGAGGAGGTATCTAAGTAAGAAATGGAAGAATTAGTAAAAGAAATTAAGCAAGAGTTTAGTGAGCTTAAGGAGAAGTTTGAGACAAAAAACAAAGAAGTAGAGGAATTAAAGGAGAAAATCTACAAGATGGAGGCAGAATTAAAGAGACCTGTCCCCGAGACAAAAGAAGAGAAAGTAGATGGTTCTATCATAGTAGCAAGAATTGTTAAGTCCTTAATAAATGGTGGCAGGACAGTAGAAGGAGCTATAAGATATGCTGAGAAAGCATATAAAGATGAAATGCTAATTAAAGCACTTAACGAGGGAAGTTCTGAAGCAGGTGGCTACTTAGTATTCCCTAAATACGTTCGTGATTTGATTGAGTATTTAAGACCAAAATCTGTAATAAGGCAAATAGTTAAAAACAGAATACCCATGAACACCAACCAACTTATTTATCCCAAGCAAACAGGCGGTGCAAGTGGCTACTATATTGGTGAAGGTGTAGATATTCCAGAGACTGGGCTCTCTTTTGGGCAACTTGTATTAACTGCTAAAAAGATGGCAGCACTTTGTGCAATCTCCAACGATTTACTAAGAGATGCTTCTTTGTCTGTAGATGAGATAGTAAGAAATGATTTAGTAAAAGCAATGGCAGAAACGGAAGAAAGATATTTCTTGAGGGGAGATGGCACTGGATATACTCCTAAAGGCTTAAGATATTGGGCAGTTCCAGATAATATATATACTCCTGATGGTAGCACATATAATGCTGTTATAAAGACTTTAGCAAAAGCTGAGCTTAAATTGAAGAAGGCTTATCTAAACACAAGTTCTGCAGTCTGGATTATTTCTCCAAGAGTTGAGTTCTTCTTAAAAACTCTTGTGAACGATATGGGTAATTTTGTATTCAGGGATGAAATGTTAAACGGTAAATTACATGGCTATCCATATTACGTATCTCATTTTATTCCTGAGAATTTGGGCACAGGGCAAAATGAGACTGAAATATATTTTGTAGCAGCTGACGAACTAATTATAGCTGAGAATGAGGCATTAGTAATTGACGTTTCCAAAGAAGCTACATATAAGAGTGGGACAAGCTTAGTCTCTGCCTACTCTTTAGACCAAACTATAGTAAGAGCAATAATGAGGCATGATTTTGCAGTAAGACACGAGAATGCTGTTGTAGTCATTAACCAAGTTACTTGGGGAGCCTAATAACTAATTAATAAAAGGAGGGAAATAAATGGTCTATTCAGATATTGGAAGCGATATTAAAGTAGTAAGGGCAATAGCCCCACATTCAAATTCAGGTTCTTCTACTAACGGTCCCAGCATAGATAGATTAGGCTATGCAAGTGCAGTTCTTTTTGTTGATGTAGGAGCAGTATCAGGAAGCCCAACTTCATTCACTGTAGGCTGTAAATTGCAAGAGTCAGATGACGGCTCTACATGGGCTGATATAACTGGTGCTTCTATTGATACTATATCTACCGCAAATACACAGAAAGAATTAAACATAGATTTAAGAGGGAGGAAAAGATATATCAGAGCAGTTCTAACTGCAAGTTTTTCAGGTGGAACTTCTCCTACTGTTTTAGCAAGCGCAGCGTTAGTGTTAGGTGGAGCAGATGTATAT